AATTCCCGGCGCCACTGGGAAAAAGAAGTCGCCGGTGCCACCCACCGCGCCCCAGAACAAGGCATCCGTGGAGACCACCACCCCTTCGCTGCTCATCGTCCAACTGGTGCCGTTGGTGCGATACAGACCCGAGACGCCGCTTGCCTCCACCAGGAACGGCGAAAACGGTGCTGCAGGCAGCAACTCCGGAGCCGTCTGGATGTTCATCCCCGAGCGATTGCCGAGCAGCAGGCGGTTCTGCACGATGCCGTAGCGCTTCGCCTTCTGCGGTGCATCACTGGCGATGGAGGTAAACGGTCCACCACTGGGCCCTGAGAACACATCATCAGGGGCATAGGGCAACGACAGCTCGATGCGACGCTGCGCCGTGGCGCTGCCTAGCGCTAGCTCCAGCTCAGCCGTGCTTTCGGTGCGCCAGCCGTTGTTCGGGTCGCCACCGTCAGCATTGTTTGCATTGGTGATCTCTTCTATGGGCGGTGAGGTCTGTGCTTCCGTGCGTCGTTCAATTCGGACCCGTGTATCAAGAAGGATCAGATCACCTGTGAGCACAGCATTGACAAAGTTCGACACCTGCGAAGATGTTGCAAACACTTTCTGTGCTGCAGCGATTGTCTGCTGGCCACTAATGGTCTGAAGCCATGTGCCATATTGCTCTGTTGTAACGTTTTGGTAATCGCCAGAGACAATGCTGCGTTGTACTTGTTTTTCAATAACAACGATGCCGCCCCAGTAGACCTGCAAATAGTCAGAAGGAGAGAAGACAAACGTCAACGGCAGTGAACCGATCACGTACCACGGCGAACCTTGGACATCACGAACATAAAGCGTTACGTTACCAGCGTCATCGTAACTGTAGGTTTCAGATGTGGTCTTGTTAACAGTCGTACTGCCATTAAATGAGATGCCATTGTTGAGATAGTCGCTAATCAAACCACCTGCCACCGCAGGCGCCTGGATTGAATGCTCGGTAGTTCGACGGCTTACTACTCGCTTTTTTTCCTGCCCAACACTAATTTCGACATATTCGGTGGTCGTGACTGTTTTTTCTTCAATACCGTAGACAGCCAGAGAAGGAGTTGCCGAACCAGTAGAGAATGGCAGTTTTACATCAAAGATGTTAGTGGTTTCTTCTTTATCCCATCCGGGACGCACGGCGCCTGCGATAAAAGTATTGGTTGAAACCTGCTCGGGTTTTTGCAGCTTCAGAGTGCTATAGCTGACTGTCACCGCTTCGCCTGGCAGCTGCCCTATTCCAATGCTGGCCAGGTCGATGATCTTGGTTTGATCCAGCTTGGGCCCGGTGCCGCCAGCTGCATCTAGTGAGAAAACCTGTAATACTTCACTGGCATTCAAATATCCACAGTAACCTTCTGACACCAGCAGGTCGCTGAGCACGTTGACGTAGCCGGCGCCTAGGTCAAACGCCGCGATACTGAACCTGTTGGTCAGTGGGCTGGATGAAGCCGTAACGCCCAGCTTGCTGAGGCATTTACTCATCACCGATGCAGCGCTGATCGGCAGGGTGATGATCTTTGCATCATCAGCGGTGTAGCTGCTATTCGCGGTGTCGTCAAACGCCGTCCAGTCGATCGCTTCGCGCAGATCCGACAGGTACGTCAGTTTGCACCCCAGTTCAACGCGGGTCGTACGCCGGAACGGATCGGCAAAGCTGCTGAGCATCCGCAGCTTGCGGGGGATACTGCGGGTGGTGCCACCCTTGGTATAGGAGAACGTAACCGCAGAGCCAATGGCCGGAGTGACAATGCCACTGATCTCCACGCTACCCCTAGTCTTGATCAACCCCGTGCCCTGCACGTAGTCGTCGTTGATCGTGCCGCTGATCAGTGTACCCAGCGAACATGTGACCGTAGCGCGGATGTCAATGGCCATCAGATGATCTGCAACGCTGTCAGCTGCACAGTCCAGCGGGTTGCCTTGACGCCACCGGAAATGATCACTTCAGCCGTTGCTGTGGGTGGCGAGATTGGAAACCAGCTGGCCGACATCGGGACCGCCGCAATGGTGGTGTCGTACCAGCTCAGGACATCCGCAAAGGTGCCGGAGGTGATGAACCCCTCGATCTGGCGGACCTTGTGCGCCGCCAGTGGACCGGTGATGTAACTGGTGCCCGTGGCTGTGAGCGAGACGTTGGGCCCGTCCTGGCGGGTGTCGAGTGGCCGGGTCAGTGTGATGGTGGCGCTGCCCAGCGTGACCGTGCCGAAGCTGGGAATACTGGCGTCGGATTCCTGTCGCGACTTCTCCTGACCACGCAGCAGCACCTCCAAGGCCTGGGCAGCATCGACAAGGGTGGCGCTGGCCTGGATGTAGGCCCCGACCTGCTCGCCGCTGGGCGGTTCGGCAAACCAGCAGGCGAGGCCGGTGACGCTGACGCCATTGGCGCTACTGACCGTGACGCTGACGGTGGTGCCCACCGTGCCAGAGCTGAACGTGTCGGCGTCGGTGATGCGTGTAGTCCGCCAGGTGTTGTAGGCGCTGACCAGGACTGACCACTGCGTCGGCGTGAGCAGGCCAGCGACGCGAATGGTGCGAGCGGTCAGGCCAGCGCGAGCGTCGCCCTCGTAGCCGAACGGCTGGGCGGTGAGGGTGTTGCAGCTGAAGGACCCGATGGTGATGGTCATCCCAGGCCTCCGTTGATGGCGCCGACCACATCACCCGTGGCGCTGCCGCCGGGCACATTGACGTTCACCGTCCAGTCCTTGCCTGCAAGGGCACTGGTTGCCTTGGCGTTCTCCCTGACTGCATCCTCGAGCTGCTTCTGCGCCGGTGCCAGTTGCTCAGCAAAGGATGCCAACCGGAACAGCTTGTCCGGGGTGCTGATGTCGATGCCTTCGCGAATGACGCCGCGATCCACCAGGGGCTGAATGGCGGCCCGTGCACGGATGATCTCCTGTCGCTGCAGCTGCGGGTTGAGGAACTCGAACCCGCCCCGCTGGATGCTGCTCAGGTTCTGCTGGGCGCTGCGCAGGGCATCGGCTGCGGCGCGGGCGTTCTGCACTAGCTGTAGGCCGGCGTCGGCGTAGGCCTGCACCACTTCCTGATTGGAGCGGCGGATCCGATCCTGCAGGCCTTCAAGCACGACCCTGTCTTGCTGAGCGGGCGGCTTGGCCTGTTCAGTGGCCAGCGCGGCCCGGGCAGCGTCCAGCTGCCTGAGTTTCTCAGCGAGGGTGGTCTGCTGCTGCAGCTGCAGCACAGCCGTTGCCGACACCTGCGCCTGACGGATGGCGGCTTGCTGCTCCAGCGTGGTGAGCTCTTGGGTGACACGCAGCTTGTCGGCTGCGTTGGCTGCATCAAGGCGGTTGGCTCGGAAACGCTCCTGCTGGGTGCGGAGGGCCTGAGCTTCAACCTGCTCCTGCTCCAGGCGCAGCAAAGTGATTTCGGCCTCACCCCGCTTGATCTGGTTCTGTAGTTCGGCGACCTTCGTCAGGCTTTGGGTGCCGTTGTCACCTCCGCCATCGCCGCGCGGCTTGTCAAGCTCGCGTTGCAGCTGCAGGCGGATTTGGTCATTGGCGCGCAGCTTCTCGCTCAGCGCTAGGCGGTTTTCCTGCAGCACGCGGCCAAGCTCGTCCAGCTGGTTGAGATTGCGAGCCGCTTCAATCCGGTCCCGGATGTTGCGGAGCTCCAGCTCTGCAGTCGCGTCAACGGTCCGGACACTGGCGAGCGTGGACTGGCTGGGGTTGACCGCTGCTGGATCCAGTGTGGCCTGACCCGAAAGGGCCTTGAATGCCTCCAGCGCCTTGTCTGCTTCTGCGCGTGCGCTGGCCACTGATCCTTCGACGCCTTTGTATGCGTCTCCCAGCGTCTTGGCGGCTATGGCAGTTGCTCCGATCCCGAGCGCCAGCACTGCCCATCCCTTGGGCCCTGACAGCGCCAGCAGGCCGGCCTGTGCTAGCCGGACGGCGTTTACCGCAATAGCCCAAGCCTTGAACGCCGCCTGAACCGTCAGGATCCCGACCGCCAACGGCGCCAGTGTCTTGGCGATGCCCACCACGGACTGACCGAAGGCCGTGAGCGCTTCGCGGTTGGTCTTCAGAAACTGAGCGAATGCTGCAATGCCGGCTGCCACGCCATTGATGCTGCTGACCAAAGCTGGCCCGAAGGCCTCGGCAGCCCGCTCCTTGAGGTTGCTGTAGGCGATGCCCAGCTGTTCCACCGAGGTGCGGCTGGGCACCGTCGCGTCGGCCAGCGACTTTGCCGCGTCGAACACGATCTTGCTAGTGATCTTGCCCTCTGATCCCAGCTTCTTCACCTCGCCGACATTCACGCCCAGCGTCTTGGCGATGGCCTGCGACAGTGCCGGCAGGCCCTCCAGCACCGACCGCAACTCATCACCCTGCAGCACGCCAGCGGCCAGGCCCTGCTTGAGCTGCAGCAGTGCACCTTGCGCTTCGGCAGTGCTGGCACCTGACAGCCGAGCGGCATTGCTGACGCCAACGAA